CTCGCAGCGCCGACGGTGAACACCGCCATGCGCGAGCTCACCGGCTGCGACATCGGAACCGACTGCCCCACCGGGATGGCACCGGACGAGTGGATGCACGCTGTCATCGAGGCCGTCCAGTCCACGGGACTCTGCGCCGGCAGGCATATCGACGCGACCCCCGGCGGCACCGACGAGATCGCCGTCGCCATGTCCTGTGGCGGCTGGTGGGAGGGCTACAAGATCTACAACTACGGCGGTGGAAAGGTGATCTGGTCCCCCAACGCAGACCGCCCGGCCTGGAGACTCAACGACCCTTCGGTGTGCGGTGCGGGGCCGCAGCCGACACCGCCCCCCGGTCCCACCCCAACCCCGCCTCCGTCTGGTGACTGCCCGGCTCCCCACCCGGACACCGACCGGATGAAGTTCAAGGCCACGGAGCACAACGGCATCCTCGACACGACCTGGGTCACCGTCAACCAGGAACCCTTTTGCCGCGCCATCGGAATGAGTCCCATGGGGGATGGCACGCTCAGAGCCGGCTGTCCCGTCAGGCCCGAGGGCGGCGAGGGAAGCGAGGAGCGGGCCGCGTGCGAGGCCGAGCTGTGCGGCCAGAAGTGGGAGTGCAACGGCGAACCCTATCCGCCATACAAGGGCAACACGGCCCAGACCAACTGCCGCGGGCATTGGAAGACGTACTGCACCAACGCCCCGACCGTTGCGGAGGGTAACCGTTGAACGACGGCTCCGTCCCGTCGCTGCCGAGCGCAGGCGCCACACGCCGCAAGAAGGCCCTGGCTCGGCAGCACGGGCGGGGTCAACCCCGCAAGAAGAAGACCGCACTCGCCAAGAGCGAAGAGCCCAAAGCAGAGTTCGACGCTCGCACCGTCGCTCGCAACCTCATCACAGACCCCGAGTATCAGAAGAAGCTGAGGGCACGCCTCCTCGAGGGCTCCCTCGGAAACCTCGAGATCTGGCTCTGGCGCTATGCCGGCGGCGATCCCAAACCCGACGATGCCGAGATGGAAGCGCAGAAACTTCGCTTCACGGAGCTCCGCGAGCGTCTGCAGATCCTCATGCGAGAGTCACCGCAAAAGGCCGCGGCCATGGAGGCCGGAGTGCTGGGACGAAAACGCCTTCCCATGCCCAGGCAGCTTGAAGTGACCGTGCTCAACCCTGATGGAACTGAGTCTTCCCGAAGCTGAACTCGCTCATCTCCTGAGCCCTCTCGCTCTCGCGGTGACAGCCACCGCGCAGATGCCCTCTCCCTACGTCTACGCACCGCATCTCCATCGGCTCTCCACGGAGCTCGTCGCCCTCCGGGCCCGGGAGCCGGGCCGCCCGAAGCGGTTGGCTGTCACGATGCCTCCCCGCCACGGGAAGTCGGAGATGTGCTCGCATTGGTTCCCCGTCTGGGACCTCGCCCTCGAGCCGAAGGACCGCATCATCCTGTGCTCCTACGAGGCCCAGTTCGCCGCGAAGTGGGGCCGATCCTGCCGCCGCTCGATCCAGGAGCACTACCCCATCCTCGGGGCCCGGGTGGTCCAGGACTCCCGCGCCGCGCATCGTTGGGAGACGACCCACGGGGGCGGGATGGTGACCGCGGGCGTGGGCGGGCCGATCACCGGGCGCGGCGGCGACGTGATGATCCTGGACGACCCGATCAAGAACGCCGAGGAGGCAAACTCCCAGATCATCCGGGACAACCTCTGGGACTGGTGGCAGACGACGTTCCTCACCCGCTGCGAACCCGAAGCCGTGATCGTGGTCATTATGACCCGCTGGCACGAGGACGACCTCCTGGGCCGCCTGCTCAACTCTGCCGAGGCGAAATACTGGAGGACGATCAACTTCCCAGCCGTCGCCGAGGACGAGGACGACCTTGATCGCAAGCCCGGCGAAGCCCTCTGGCCGGAACGCTACGACGAGCTCGCCCTCGAGAACATCAAGGCCGAGGTGGGCTCCCGGGTCTTCACCGCCCTCTACCAGCAACGCCCGGCGCCGCCCGAAGGCGTGGGGCTCCAGCGGAACTGGTGGCAATGGTACGACGAGCTCCCCGACCTGGACTCTTTCGACCAGATCATCATGTCGGTGGACCCCACCTTCAAAGACGTGGACACCGCCGACTTCTTCGTGGCGATGATCCTCGGGCGCCGCGGCAACGAATACTACGGGATCGACTGCGTTCGGAAGCGTCTGGGCCCGGTGGACCAGATGAAGGCGATCAGGCAGCTCTCGGACCAATGGCCGCAATGCAAGGTGAAGCTGATCGAGGAGACGGCGGCAGGGACCTCCATCATCGACCTCATGCAGCGGGAGCTCCCGGGCAAGATCATCCCCGTGAAGGTCAAAGCCGGAAAGGAGATCCGTCTCCATTGGGGCGTGAGCTCCGTCGCCGGCAAGGTGGAGAGCGGGAAGTGCTACCTCCCCCGGGGCCGGGCGTGGTCGGGGATCCTGGTGGACGAGGGCGCATCGTTCCCCCACGCCGTCCACGACGACATGGTGGACGCCTTCACCCAGGGGATCCAGTACCTCATGCCGCGGTCCTGGGTCTGGGAGAACATGGAGAAGCGGAAGGCCGCCGCGAAGCAACCTGACGACCTTGTCGAGCTCCACAATCACACGATGCACGCAGCGGTGAAGCGCAAGATGAAAGACCTCGCCGCTGGTGGTCGAAAACGGTCACGCCAGGGAACACTCTGGTCGGGGTTGTAAGAGGTGCTATCCTCTGGGAGGGGCTATGTCTCTTTTCGGGTGTAAAGGCTGCGAGGGGCGGGACCAGGAAGTCCGTCACCTATTGGCCGAGATCGAAAGACTCCACGTCCTCGTGGACAAGGCCCAGGCGAGAATCTGTGAGCTCGCCGAGCCGGGCATCGAAACCCGTGTCCGCGTGGGCCGCGAAAAGCCCGAGCGGATTCCGCTGAAAGAGAAGCTGGAGCGACCCCAGGCCCGCTACGGCTTCCCTGGGTATGACAGCCTGCCGACCAAAACCGGGGACAAGTTCGAGGTTTCCTGATGCCTGATCCCTTGCCGAACTGGCGGCGGAACGGCCTGATCTCCCTGGACTCCACAGACGAAGAGGTCAAGGCGTTCCTCGAGCTCTACGTCAACCCCCTCTCACAGCGGCGGCGGTGGAACACCCAGCGGGCCGCGATGAACACGTGGATGTACCTGGGGAGGCAATGGATCGAGCCCCGCTCCGAGCTCGCCCCCGGGGACGGGACCTACCACTTCCGCGAGATCTACCGAAACTCGTCAGCGTCCTTCCCCCGCCCCGTCACCAACATCATCGCCCCCGCCGTGGACAACGAGGTTTCCCGCCTCACCCGCAAGGAGTACGTCCCCGACACGTCAGCCGGGAAGAACGACCCCGAGTGGATGGCCGGCGCCCGCTTGGCGAAGGACATCGTCATGTGGGAGATGGGAAAGCAGCTCTGGAACGACAAGCGTGAGTTCACGGCCTTCAACCTCTGCGTGGACGGGACCGCGATTCTCCGCTCCTGGTGGGACGAGAACGACACCGAGCTCACCCTGATTTCGACCGAGGACCCGGCCAAATGCCCCTCATGCGGGCGGCTCTTCGCCTCGCGCCGTGTTCCTCGGTCATTCTCAACCGTCGCCATGCCGGGAGACGAGGGCCCCCTCGAGCTCCAGCACGCCGAAACCCTCCGAGACGTGGAGCAGGAAGAGGGCGAGGCCACGGCCATGCACCCCCAGGGGATTCCCCAGGTCGAGCTCTCGCTCTGCCCCTTCCATCCCGACCCGACCCAGCTCGAAGACTTCATGCCCAACGAGGAGGAGGCCGGGGGCGTGGACGCCTTCGGGCGCCAAATGGGGATCTACGTCCCCAAGGGTGACGCCCTGATCGACGTAGTGACCATGCACGAGTTCTTCCCGGAGAACGCCGGGGTGGGCATCGACCCAGACGACGCCCGCATCTGGAACACCATGGTCGTCCGTCCCCTCGAGTGGATCGCTCTGCGCTACCCCAGCATTGCCGACGATCTGCAGCCCGAGCAGCCCCAAGAGCTCCTACGGCTGAACCCGCTCTACGCCGAGCCTGGGCTCGCCGCGGGGAGCCACACCGGTTCGCCCGGGATGGACGTCTACGCCAATCACGCCAAGGTGATCGAGTCGTTCATTGAGCCCCAACCGCACATTCCGGGGCTCGAGATGGGCGGCTGGTTCACCAGGGTCGGCGAGAATGTGGTTCGCCGCCCCCTCTGTGAGGAAGTCGAAGGCGAGGACACCACCCACGTCGTCCCCCGCGTGAAGTTTCACTTCGCCCGGTTCAAGCGGGTCCCGAAGAACTTCTGGGGTCGGACCTTCGTGGATGACCTCGTACCCATTCAGCGGCGCCTCAACGAGATCGACGCCATGGCGGTGGACCTCCGGGAACGGGGCAAGCCGAATATGTGGACTCCGTCCGGGACGGAGATCTCCACCCGGGACGACATCGAGGGTTCGCTCGTCGTTATCGAGTATGATTCGGCCCTGACAGGCTGGACGCCCCGCGACGGACTCTTCCCTGGCGGGCCCCTCTCGGGGAACGAATACCTCCAGGAACGCCAGAACTGCTTCACCGACGCGCAGCTCGTCGGCGCCCCCCAGGACATCGAGATCGGGCAGGCCCCGGGCTCCGTGAAGACCACGTCGGGCCTGATGCTCCTCTCCGAAGAAGCCGCGGCGAAGCGTGGGATGCGCGAGCGGGCCCTGGCGGGGATGTACGAGGGCGCCTTCAAGCACCTCCTCCAGCTCAACCACGTGTTCCGCAAGGACGAGGTTTCCTACGAGGTCTTCACCGAGGCCGGGATCTACGAGCGCAAGAGCTACAAGGGCACCGATCTGCTCTCCAACGTCACGATCAAGATGGACGCCAGGGCCGGCTACGACCAGACGCTCTACAACAAGGAGGCCGCCGGAGAAGCCCTCCAGCTCGGACTCTACAAGCTGGACAGCCCCGCCGCGATTGACCGGATCCTGGACCTGATGAAGCTCCCGAAGGACGTCAACGAGGAGCAGCACCTCCAGATCGTCCGGGCCGAGATGGCATGGTCTGACTTCCTGAAGGACCAGAAGGTCCCCGTGGTGGACGAGACGATGCACGACGCCGCGGCGTGGTACTCCGTCCTCGGCAAGCGGTGGATGACCGACAAGGCGTACATCCTCCAGACGAAGGCCAACTGGGAGGAGATTCTGCCCCGGATCGCTGGCTGGCCGAACACCCTGGCGATGATGGAGATGGAGAACGACCAGCTCAAGCAGATCTACGGGTCGTTCCCCCGGGAGCAATGGGGAGCCATCTACGCCCAGGGCAGCCAGATCCAGCAGGAGGCCAAGCAAGCCCAGGAGGCCGCGCAGCAGGCCCAGCAGTCCTCCTACGACGCCGCAGTCGGGGACCCCATGCAGTCGGACATGGCCCTCCCTCCGCAGCCTCCTGAGCCGATTCCGGCCTTCCCAGCCCCGCCCACGGACGGGTTCCTGCCCAACTCCAAGGATCGCCGGATCTACACCGTCTGGCGCCGGATGATGCCGGATCTCGAGGAGGGCATCCTGGCCGCGGAGGCCGCCAAGGCCAAGGGCATCTTCATGTCCCCCGACCTCCAAAAGATGTGGGACCTGGACATCCTGCTCCAGATGAGAGCTGTCATCGAAGCCTACCGACTCCTCGCCATGGGTGCGATGGGTCCCGCCCCGCCGCCCGGAGCTCCAGGCGAAGGGCCGCCGCCCGAGGCCGCCCCGCCACCGCAGGGAGGCACAGGCTAGATGCCGACCGCGAGAGACGCCTGGGGCTCGATAGGCCGCGGACTCTCCACCGTGGGCGACGTCCTCGGGGCTCCGTTCGTGGGTGCCGGCGCGACAATCCGGGCCATCCCCCTCCTCGCCGCCGAGGGGCTGAGAAAGGCCGGCTACGGCGAGGCCGCGGACATCGTGGGTGCCGGCGGGGAGCTGCCCCGTCTCCGGCCCGGGTCCAGGTACTTCCTCGCGGGCCCCGGCCTGGGCGGCATGGCCGCCGAAGGGTACGAGGCCGCGGGCGAGGCCACGGGGGACTACCTCTACCCCGAGGTGGGCGAGCTCGAGCGCCATCCGGGGCAGGATGCGGCCCGGGTCGCCATGGAGCTCCCCTTCTCCATCGCCACGGAGGTCGTCCCGCCCATGGTGGGGACCTCGAAGACCGCCCTCACGGGGGCCCGCGCCCTGGCCCGTCGGACGCCCCTGACGAAGTACACCAATCTGACGGGCGTCATGCGGCCCGACGACGCCATCCAACTGGGCACCGAGGCCGAGCGGGTTGGCGTGCAGCAGATCGACAAGATCCGCCGGGCCCGGGAGCTCCGGGAGATCGCCAAGAAGCAACTGGACGAGTCCACGCAGTTGGCCTCCAGGGCGGGGGACCAGCAGGGGACCTACCTCCTCGGGAAGGACAACAAGGTGCTCCAGGGGGCCCGGCAGGGGATGGCCGAGGGGGCCCAGGGAATGAAGGCCGCGGACGCCGCCGAAGCCACCGCCCGCCGGATCAAGCGGGAAACCGAAGCGATCAACAAGGCCGTCGAGGAGTCCCTGCCCGGCCTGGAGCGAGCGACGAAACTCCGGGAGTTGGGATTCGATCTCGACCCGGAGGTCATGTTGAACACGACCTTGACCCCCGGGATGGGGACGCAGACCATTGGGGGACTGACGATACAGGGGATGAGAGGAAGGGAGTAGGTCGATGGCAGTCAAGTACAGGGGAAACCTGAAGAAGGGCAAGGCATCTGGCTACGGGAACCTCGAGCCCCGCAAGGGGACCCCGGGCACCGAGGTCTACGAGGGCGGGGAGAACGAGTCCTACGACGACAAGATGCAGCCCGCCCCCGGCCTCGAGCGGAAGACCGCCGCCGCCAACGCGAAGACCCACTCCTCCAAGGTGGGCGGCCTCTCCGGCTCGACCCTGGGCCAGAAGACCCGGGGGTCCCGCCGGTACGGTGGCCTCCAGGCCGCGGGCCTCCGCAAGCAGGGCGCGGCCCCGAAGGTGGGAGGGAAGAAGCTCTACATGGACGGGGACCGGACCATCCGCAAGAGCGTGCGCGGGAGCGGGAAGGTGTCCCGCTTCACGTCCTCCATGGCCGCCGCGGCCCTGGCAGCGAAGCCCTGCCAGCCGAGGTAGCCATGGGCGCCCCGAAGACCCAGCTCGACGTCCCCGGCTCCGACGCCTACCTCTCCCGCCGGGAGAAGCGGCGGAAGGAGCTCGGCACGGTAGGCCGCGGCCCGCGGGACCAGAAGGAAGGCGCGGATATGTACCGGGAGAACTGGGAGATCGCCAATCAGATCGCCGACGAAGAGGTTCGGCGCAACTTCACCGCCATGGATGCAGCGAAGGCCATACGGAAGGCGAAGTAGATGCCCGAGGCTCAGAAGAAGGGGGGCCGGTAGTGCCCGAGAAGATGACCAAGTATCGCCGCGGCGGGAAGATCGTCGGCTACAAGGGAGCGGATGCCGACTCCTACCAGGAGCCGACCGCCCCGAAGGCCGGCGGCGTGGCCGACCTCGAGCAGACCGGCGCCACGCCCATGCCGAAGCAGGCCGACTACGACTCGACGGCGAAGTGGTCCGCGGCCCTGCGGAAGTGGCGAGAGAATCAGCGGAGCTCGCGGGAAGCCGCGGGCGCCCTGGCAAAGAACACCAAGTAGCTCAACACTTAGGGGGGATAGATGATGAACGAATGGGAGACGCTTTACGACAAGCTGGTGGTCCAGAGGCACAAAGCTGTGGAGATCCTGAAAGGGATGGAAGTCCCCGAGGCGCATCGAAAGCAGCAGAGCACGGGAATCGTGCTCTCCGTGGGAGAAGGTCGCCCCCTTCCCGACGGGTCCCTGGCCCCCCTGCGAATCACCCCCGGCATGGAGGTGAAGTTCAACACCTTTGCCGGCGTTCCCCTGGACGAGGACGTCCCCGACGTCGTCATCCTCCGGGAGGACGAGATCTTGGCGTACAGACGTAGTAATTGACGGGCAGCGTGCCCTCGGGCACACTTTCCCCAACCATGTGACGCGGTCGCCCCGCGGAGGTTCAAATGCCTGACGAAGATCCCATCCTCGAAGCCGACGACGTTGCCGACGACGAGGATCTGTCCGAGGAGACGCCCTCCGAGGACGAAGAGTCGGACGCCCCGACCGAAGACGACGAGGACACCCAGGAAGACACCGAGCAGGACCAGCCCGACGACGACGACGAACCCGACGAGGACGACGAATCGTGGAGGAACCTCAACGAGAAGTTCAAACACATTCGGGATCCTCGGGACCGTCGCGCCGCTGTGGGCAAGGCGTACTGGGACAAGACCAACTACGCCAGCCGCGTGCGGAAAGAGAACGAAGAGCTCAAGGCCAAGGTTGCCTCTCTCGCCTCCAAGAAGGAGGAAGAGAAAACTGAGCCGCCGCCTCCACACCCGGACGTCCAGAAGCTCACCGGACGGATCGAGGCCCTGCATCAGAAGGGCGATCAGATCCAGAACCGTGCCCAGGACACCCTCATCAAACTCGCCGAGAGCGACAAGGTTATCGCCAAGCTCGAGGCGAAGATGGAAGACGCAGAGGACTACCAGAAGCAGATTCTGTCTGCTCAGATGGAAACCGCGACGATCAGGAAAGAGTCCCTGCTCCAGCGGTACTCCGATCTCAACGAGAAAGCCGAATCTCTGTCGTTCGACCTGGAGAGGATTTCCCAGGACCGGGACTGGTTGCTGCACGCCCTGAAGGATCAGGAAAAAAACAGGCAGCGAGAAGCGCAGGAAGCAGCGGAATTCGAGAAGGAGTTCCCACAGGAAGTCGCGTCACTCATCGAGCAGGCCGCCAAGGACGCCGAGATCCCGTCGAAGCTGATGGGCTCCGTCATGAAGTCGGTCAACAAGTCCCTCCTGCTCGACCTCTGGAACCTCGGGGACCAGGACATCTCCACCGTGGATGTGCCCGGCCTCGTCCGATCTCACATGGACGAGTACCTGAAGGACAGGGACCTTGCCGACCGTCACCGATTCGCCAAGAAGTCGCAGGCGAAGAGGAGCGTGGCGAGGAGTACCAACGCGACACCCCCTCCGGGGACTTCTCGGAAGACCGTTGATGCCGGCGCCCTCAATCAGGGAGATCTCGGGCCCAAGATGGCAGCCGCCAGAGCGCGGCTCGGCCAGAAGGGTCTGTAGAACCTTCCCCTTTAAGGGAAAAACATGGCAACCGGAGCTTTCGAGGACATCACCACCGAACTCAAGAACGCTTACCCCCCGGGTACGTTCGAGGAGCCGGTGAACAAGGAGGCGCCCTACCGCAAGGCCCTCCAGCGCGTCAACCTGAAGATGCACGAGGGGATCGCCAAGTTCCCGCTCGGCATCGCATCCGCGTGGAACGTCGGCATGATCGCCGACCTCGGCGCCTTCCCCGCGCCCATCGACCCGACCCGGGTCCAGGGCGAGGTCACCCCCGAGCTGTTCGTCGGGTCCTTCCAGATCGGCGTGAAGACCAAGGCCGCGGCCAAGAGCAAGGTCGGCACGTTCAACTCCGGCGGGATCATGTCCGATCGCGTCGAGAAGACCGTCGAGAACCTCGGCAAGTACATCAACAAGGTGTACGTGGGATCCACCTACGGCGCCCTGGCGAGCGTCGAGTCGAACGACGGCGCCAACACCCTCACCCTGGCGAAGCCGCTGCAGACGGAGCTCCTCAACAAGAACATGAGGATCGACGCCTACTCGGCGGCCACCGGGGGCGCGGTCCGCGCCGCGACCGGGCGGAAGCTCACCACCGTCAACCGGGAAACCCGTCAGGTGATCTACTCCGGCGCGAACGACGGCACCATCGTCGCGGGCGACGTCCTCTTCATCGAGAACACCGAGGGCCGGAACATCTGGACCCTGCCCATGATCGTGGGCAACGCCTCCGACTCGGCCTCCATCTTCGGCCTCAGCCGGGCCACCTACCCCGAGCTGAACGCCTTCGTGGAGACGGCGGCCCACCTCCGCGACCTGACCGAGCAGCTCATCCTCGACACCATCGACAAGCCGCGGCGCGAGACGGGCAAGCGGGTCACCCGGGCCCTCACCAACACCGGGCAGGCCCGGAAGTACGTCGAGTTCATCCAGGGCGAGCGGCGCTACCCCGGCCCGACCGGAAGCGCCCCCCGCTACACCATCGGCTACGACGAGGACTCCCTCCAGATCCTCGCCCCCGGCGTGAACCTCAAGCTCGAGGTCGATTTCGACTGCGAGCCGCGCCGGATCTACTTCGCCTGCTGGGAGGTCTTCGGCCTCTACGAGGCGATGCCCCTCGACTGGATCGACGATGACAGCCTGCTGAAGATGATCCCCACCGCCGGGGGCCACAACGCAGGGTTCCTCGCCTACGTCGGTTCGGTCGAGAACCAGATCAACTCGATGCCCTCCGCGAGCGCCCGTCTCCAGATGCTCAACGACCCGATCTGCAACGACTAGGTCCTAGAGAAGACCCAGAACCAGAAACCAGAAAAGGAAACAAGATCATGCACAAGATCACAGCCCTGGCTCTGGGTCTTCTCCTCCTCGCCGTGCCGGGCTTCGCCCAGTACGGCGGCGGGGGGGGGACCCAGACCTTCACCGTTCCCCGACTCACCGTCAACCCCGGCCCCCTCGAGGTGATCGGGGCCTTCGACGTTACGGGGGACCTCACTCTCGACGGGGGCGACCTCGTCTTCGAGGGGACCAACTTCTCCACCACGCTGACGTTTGTGGACCCCGCCGCTGACAGGACGATCACCCTGCCCGACCTCTCCGGGACAGTCGCCCTGGCCCCCGCCTCTGGGACGTTCCTCACGACCACCCTGGGTACGAACGCTGTGGATGCAGCCAACTCGATCTGGGGTGTCACCAACGGCCTCGCCTTCGGCGGTGCCACCGGAGGCGACGGCTTCGAGATCACCCTGAGCCCGGCTGATCCCGGGGCCGATTTTGCGATCACCCTCCCGGCTCTCGCTGGCACCGTGCTCCTCAGCGGCGCAACCAACGTCCAGGCGGGCTCGACCGTCCTCGCGTCGGACACCTCGCTGTCGCTGCATTCCAACCTGAACGTCACCATCGACGGTGACGCCGACAACAACAACACGGGCGCGGTCACCCTCACCAACGACAACGACACCCAGCAGGTGCTCCTCTCCACGACCGGGGTCAGCGTGCTCTCGGATAACACGGTCACCCTGAACGCCGACGACGCCACGAGCAACGCCAGCCTGACCCTGGACGGCCCTGGCAACGGGGGCACTCTCTCCAT